ACCAATCGCATTGGCATCACGTTCTATTGCGAACATAAGACCTTTGAATTTCTCAACTGACCACCGTCCGTTTGAGTCGGTGTCCAGATCGAAAATACCGGCAGTAGTTGTATTAATCTGAGCACCCTTTACAGCGGTGATATACAGAGAACGAACTACCTCACGGTTGATTTCAGCAAGAATTTCAGAACTAAGAATATTTGCAAGTTCTGTCTCTGCATCCAAACCATGAATGGCTTTCAAGTCCTGAGCAAGTTCCATTGTGTACTCGGCCTTGAGGGCACGGGTCACAGCGGTAACTGTGGACTTTTCGATTGAGAACGCCATCTGCGAGAAGGCGTTTGCAGCACTGTCGCCCAACGCTTCTGCTTGAGCAGTCGTCATACCAGTAGCACTTACATACGTACCAGCAGAAGGACTGTCATTAAGAACAGCTGGGTTGGTTTCTGTTGCTCCAACATCACCACCACCAATAGTACCGGCAGCGTTTTGGTTAGTGATATCAGGCATAGCCTCATCCATGAGGGCTTCTGCACCGTCTTGAGAAGCGAATGAAGCACGCATCGCAAAGATTAGTCCAGTAGGACCAGTCATTGGTTGCACACCAGCAACATCATAAGCAATGAGGTTAGGCATCGCACGGCGAACGAGAGAAATTAGGATCGGATCCCAAGTATCCATCTGTCCACCACTCATGGCATTAACTGGAGCAGACTCTGACAAGAAAGCCTTATCTTCGTTTAAAGCTTTTTCTTGGTTTTCTAGAATAAGAGTAGTAACGGCCCGTTTATAGGAATCCTCGATCCTTGGAAGGTCGGGGTGTTCTAGGACTGGCTGCCATTTCTCTTGGAGATGCTCTGTTTGAAACATTTGTTGTTTCTCCTTTATAGTTATTTGTTATATTTATAAAATATAAACTTTTGTTTAACATAAGTTATGGCAAATTATGAAGCCCGGACCGAATTACGACTAATGGCAGACATGTATGTTTTCATGGCTTGTGTCGTATTCAACTCCTCTACTGGATCATCTTCGTCATTTGTTACATCTTTATTATCAACGGCAACCTTCGGGAAATAACTCTCCTTCAGTGTTTCCAACTTTTGGCGGAAATTATCAGCATCAACAAAATCCACATCCGTAGTAAGAGACTTAAACTTCTCTACTTCGGTATCGGCTAAATCATCAGAAACCTCAGAAATAACCTGATCACGCATATATTCATCATTTGATTCCTTCAGATCGATATTCTTTTGCATTTCAGCATTGATTGTCTCTTCAAGTTCAGAAATCTTGTCTGATTGTGCTTCAAGAACATCATACTTTTCATCAGGAACATCAATATAATGGTCGGTGAATAACTGTTGTAGTCCAGAAATGAAATCTTCAGCAATCTCGCCCTTGAGACCTCTCTCAATAGCAAGTTCGTTTTCTTTAGTCCACTCTTCTACAACATAATTAAGATAAGTGTCAACTTTCTCAGTCAATTCAGATTTGAAAGCTTCGATATCTCTTTTCTTTTCGGTAGTAACTTCGTCAATAATACGGTCACTTTCGACTCGTACTTGTGATTTTACTGCAGCTTCGAAAATGGTTGCTGCCTTTTTCTTGAAATCTTCAGAAAGATCATCTTCATCATTCACTAGAGCTTCAACATCTTTTCCAACATCGATTTCTTTAATAAATGATTCGGATTTTGCTTTCTTCATGGCAGCTTCATCCTCATCTTCTTCTTCGTCATCTTCATCATCATCTTCAGTAAGACTTGACTTATAAGCATCAAGCATAGATTTGAGTTCAGATTCTTTCATGCCGGAGAAGATTGCGAGGTGATCTTCTTTACTCTTTTCTGTTTCAGCTAGATCTTCGCCATCATGATCTACGTCATCACCAGCTGCGAGTTTTTCTTTATCACCAGGCGTCTTGAGTTTCGAAGCACTACCCTGAGCTTTAGGTTTCTCAGCGGATTTTGTACCTTTTTGCTGAGCATCGCCCTTTACTTCTTTCGCCTTACTTGTTGCTGCTTTGCCAGGATCAGATTTTGCATCTGGACTAACAACCGCAGGCCCCATGTCTTGGCGCTCTCCTTCTATCTTAGAACCAGGCTCTGTTTTTAACCCGCTATCATTGGGTTGTTTGGTTTTTGCTTCATCGAGTTCCGCAAGAACCTCAGCCTCAAGTTCCTCAATAGTTTTGTCTAATTCGTTTGTATTGGACATAAGGTGGTCTCCTTGTATTTTATAGTATTTATTTATAAATTATAGTTTCTTGAGGAATAATGCGAACTCTAAAGCTTCGATATTCGCACGCTTTCGACGATTTTTCTCATTTAATCGCCTTTTTATTCGAGCAACTTCCGCCTCTTGTACGACACCATTATCCCAAATCCACTCTTTTCCCTCCAAAATACCCTCTACGAAAGCATTAGGAGCGGAAGGATCTGCGACGATATCAGCAGCAGTTGCAAGATAAAAATCATCTCTCACATAATTAGCACCATTTCTTTGGTCGAGACTTCCCATTCCTCTTGAGGAAACTCCAAGTTTGGCACCTTCGTCCATTAGATTTTTGACAATTTTTCCCATTGGTGTATCCATAATCTTTGCTTCACCAATGAAGTTCTTGCCGTCTGGATGTAATTTAGTAATCATGTGGGACACTCGTTCAAGATTGACGGTAGGACCGTCTGGATGTCCAAGTTCCCCAAAAGCACGATTTTCCTTAATAAAATTCTTGTTATATTTAGCAACTTCTTTTGTTAAAATGTGTTGAGGATATACCCTACCGTTTCGGTTTTTGATATCTGCTTGCATGAAGACACCACGAATCTTGTAGTTTTTTCCACTACCATCTTCTTTTTCTTCTATAAGAAGTTCGGCATCTTCAACTGCCTCAGAAATTAATTTTAATGTTCTCATTGGCATATCCTTATGTTATGTTGTCGTAACCAGATATTTTTCTAAACTTTAATACTAGATATCCAACAGAAGCGGAAGCATTCGTAAGAAGAACATCTCCTGTTACACCGCTGCCAGCATTATTTGGAATTGATATCATATCATGTGTATGACCATAATTACCATTACCACTTACAGAAAGAGCAACAATATTCGATGTTGCATCCCATATAATATCTGTCTGTGAAGACACCGACCAACTAACGGCAACTAAACTTAATCTTGGATCAGTAGCAGCACCTTCTGCAGCAGATGCATCAAGAACAGACGCTGCACTATTAGTTCCAGTAGTTGTGACTTTGACTATATACTCAAAGTCTGAATCTTTAATTTCGTGTAGGACTACAGCCATCGTTCACTCCTAAATTGATAACATCTCTGATTCAAAGTATTTTATTAAATCCTTTTCAGGCACTTTGAATTTTTTAGATACTGCTAATATAGTTTTATCAAAAGTATTTAGGAAATCAGAAGGTTTAGAGTCCATTTTTTTAAAAATTTCGTCTACAGCGTCCTTCATTTTCGGAGAAAGTTTCTTATAAGACTTTGATTTCTTATGTTCATCCTTCTCTAAAACATTTTGATAAACACCAGTAAAATTAGTTGACATCGCTTTCTGTTTCCTGTTTATGTTGAATGAAGTTTTTTGCTACATCTTTACGTTTAATTTCTAAAGCGTCACCAACCTTTTGTACCATAGCATCTTTAAAAACAGTTTGTGCGGTAACATTATCATTATCTACAATAGCATCTACTAATTCTCTACTCATTATCATCGACTCCCATTTCTTTTTTCTTTTTATCGCTTAATCCACCCCGATCAGTTGTACCATCAGGATTTTTTCTGCGCCCAAGATCACTTTGTTTATAATTTACATATTTTGCTCTAGAACCTGTTTTTGCATCATTATTTGGGTCATGTTCAACATAATCAGGCATTTTCTCAGGTTCGATAATATTACCGTCACCATCTGAAGGATAGCGAGTAATACCATCTCCACCATCTGGAACATCCAAACCACCTTCATCATTATCCGTATCCATCTCTTTCTTAATCTGATCACGCATCTCAGAAATCTCAGCATCATTCATGCGTAGGACGTTTTTAAGGACAAATTCTTTACTAAAGAATGTGCCAATATAAGATTGCATGGAATCCAAAGTAGCAATTCTGTCATTAAGAAGTTCTGCGTCTTTCAACTCTGCAAAGTGTCCGTCCTGCAAGAAATCATATTGAATATGCTCTTGCATCAAATCCCAATCTTCTACTGCAATTATTCCTTTAAGAAGAAGTTGGGTTTTGAGAATGTCAGTGAATAGGGGAGTGAATTTTTTCCGTATACGTTGTACGAATTTTGTGAATTTAAGTTCATCTCTTGTAATTTCTGTTGCTCTTCCAAGGTTGAATCCGTTTTCAGATTCAAGTCGTGAAATCGGCACGTTAAGTGAACGGTATAATTTTCTTTGGAAGTATACGATATCATCAATCTCTCCTAGATTTTGTCCGCCTGGAAGAGTAGTAATCTCTGTACCCCTACCACCTTCTCGGCGTGGAAGCCAGAAATCTTCAAGCATTGACATATGATTTCTATCATCACGAATCTCACCTGTCGTTGCATCATAGACAAGCTTGTTACGATACCGATTCATTACATCTTTGAGATATTGTTCTGCTTTTATCTTAGGGAGATTACCGACATCAATATAAAAAATTCTGCGTTCTGGAGCTCTAGATATCCTATAGATAACCAATGCATCTTCTATCATCCTTAATTGATTAACTGATTTAATTGCTTTTTGTAAATGCGAAAGAACCTTACCATTGTTCGAATCTATCTGACCAGAAGGAACATATGTAATCGAATCTTCTGCTACCTTTAAACCTTGACTTGGTGTAGAGGTACTATTAGTTCCTGGCTGTCCAATACCTTTTTCATTAAAAACATAATAGGTATTGGTTTTCTTGACCATTTCGACCCCAGTTTTGAGATCTTTTTCTTTTATAACTTCTCGTACCTTACGAATTTTGACAGGGTCAATAACGCGCAATTCCGTTATTCCTTTACGAGGCTGTTTTGGGTCAATAACTTTATGGTAAAAAAGCCGCCCATCTACATACCAGCGACGAAAAACATCATGGCCCTTTACATCAAAAGAAAGTAGACGAAGAACCTCTTTAAATTCTTCTCTAATCTTTTTCTTGATTTTTTCTGGATAAGGTAGACGTTCTAGAACGATTTCTACTGATTGATCTCGTTCATTTGAGATAATCGATTCATTAACAATATCTTCAATTGCTGCATCACACTCTGCTTGTTGAGCAACATTCCGGTATCGACGTATCAAGTCAATATCGGATCTTTCTCGGCCGTCAGTGTCTAGGACTTGTCCCCAAAAACCACCACCAGCAACATCAATAGTGCCATCATCGGGAGAAGGGGGAGTAAAACTAGGTTCTACTACCCCTTCATTTCCCTTTGATCGTTCTATTCTAAAACCAAATAACTCGGCCATAATATCTCCAAATATTCTCTTTGTCTTACTATTTAGTAAGAAAAAATATCTGTTTTCAAAATTATGCTACGTTTGGACCACTTCCACCAGTACCTAAACCACCAGTGATAAAGTGCATATACCTCCAAGTAACATCAAAAGTCTCAATTTCAGTTGCTTGTTCAGCAGCAAGATCAATCTGAGAAATTGATGTTGGCCAAGCAGAGATAAATTTATACTCTTTAAGCAGTTTATTATCTCTGTCTAGATGTTGCACATACAAATCTGTTTGATAAACAGCAGGATCAACAACACCAGTTGCATCAGCTAATTCATTAACACCATTCATCCAGCGTTCAATTGTAGTACGAACACCAAAATCAGCGTCATTAAAGAATGTAGTTGTCCAAGCATCATCAAAACTTCTGTCACCAGCAAGGAAAATCTGTCTTCCCCTAAAAGCAACAGGAATTTCTGACAAAGTTTGGCCTGGAAGATTAGTAGCCCTACACATCATTGACATTTTGTTTGGGTCATAAGCACCCTGGCCTGTTTCCGATCCAGAATTTTGTCCGAATGCGGGAGCAGAGGGCCCGTGAGCGCCAGCAAAAGATGGCAAAGTCATAACAATTTTAAATTGATTATTTCTTGCACCGCCAAATTTCATGTCAGCCTTAAAGTCTGTAATTAATGCCATGATTAACCTCCCACTTCGCTAAACGAAATACCCGTTCGAGCAGCAATAAAGTTAAGTGAAATAAAGTTAATTGAACGAGCGGGTTTAATATAGATATCACCTTTAAACTCATTTCGATCAACAACTTCTGGGGTATTGTTGGTTGCATCACAAACTACTTTAAAGTCGGTAATCCCTCGCCGTCCTTGAATATCTCTCAAGAAAGGTTCAGTCATTGACCTAAATTGTGCCTGCGTAAACTCATCATTCAACTCAAAGAGTTGGAACTTAGCAGCTTCTGCAATAGCACGTTCTAGTACCAAGAACAACCTACGCACGTTAATGCGGTCAAATGCACTTGGTTTGGAAAGAGCAGTCTTATCACCAAACAAGGTAACACCTTGGCCGGGGAAATTGACTACAGGATTAATCCGAGCACGATAAAGTATATCACGTTGACTTTGTTTTGGATTGTATGAGAGTTTTACTG